CGAAACCAACAATGAAGCCTATGTATCCACCGGTAAACCGAAAGTCGGCGGCTCGGTCTTTGTGGGCGCGACGTCGCTGACGCCTCCGACGGACGCCGTGACGGCGCTGCCGGCAGGCTTTGCGGGCATGGGCTACGTCTCCGAGGACGGCGTGACGCAGAGCCAGGAAGTCAACTCCGAAGAGGTCAAGGCATGGGGCGGGGATACCGTTCTGGTCACGGAGGATGACAAGTCCGAGACCTGGAAGCTGACCTTCATCGAGATGATGAACATCAACGTGCTGAAAGAGGTCTACGGCGAGGACAACGTGACCGGAAGCCTCACGGCCGGGATTGCGATTGCCTCCGGAACGGAAGCGCACGAGGCGAGGTGCTGGGTCATTGACATGATCCTCAAGGGCAACGCTCTGAAGCGCACCGTCATTCCCAAGGGCGTCATCACCGAGATCGGCGATGTCGTATACAACGACACGGACCCCGTCGGCTATCCGGTCACGATCAAGGCAACCAGCGACGCAAACGGCAAGTACCACTACGAGTACATCAAGGCCGCGAGCGGATCCTGATGACGGGCGGAGGAACAGATCATGACACATGTGAAACTGAGCTGCGGCTTTGAGGCGGACATCGACGAGAACGCGGCGGACGACATGGAGTTCCTCGACGCGCTGGAACTGATGGACACGAGGAAAAACCCGATCGGCCTGACAAGAATCTGCGACATCCTGCTGACACCGGAGCAGAAGAAAGACTTCTACGACTGCATCCGGGACGAGAGCGGGAAGGTGCGGGTCAAGGCCACGGGAGAACAGATTCAGGAACTGCTGGGGCAGCTGACTGATAAAAAAAAATAATCCTGCTGTCCGTCTTCCGGCAGGACAGGGACAGCATGATCTGCGACTTTGCGGAATACTATCATCTGTTCGACTGGGAAGCGCTGCCGGTGGCGACACAGGCAGCGCTTGCGGACGGTCTGCCGGCGGAATCCAGATCGAAGCGCAGAATCACCGGACAGAAGTATCCGGACAATATGCTGATTCTCGCGCTCATCCTGGACGTCGTGCGGGTGATCGCCTGGCGGCAGACGGAAGACGGCGTGAACGGGAAGAATCCGCCGCCGTCGATGTATGAGGCACTCACGGGGACGGAACGGAAGGAACCGGAGCGGAACTACATGGTATATGAGAGCGGCGAAGACTTCGAGGCCGCACGAAACGAGATCCTCAGAAGAGGAGGGTTTATCTGATGTCAGAAATTGCAAAAGCGTATGTGCAGATCGTCCCGACAACCAAGGACATGGGGAGCAACCTCACGTCGGCGCTTGACGGGGAACTGAGCGGCGCGGGAGAAAAAGGCGGAAAAACGTGGTCCGCGGCATTCGGAGGCGCGGCGAAGGGCGCAGTCACGGCGGTGACGGCGGTCACGGGAGCAACCGTGGCGATGGGAACGGCCGTGGTCAAGAGCGCGTCGGCGACGGCGGCATACGGCGACAACATCGACAAGATGTCCCAGAAGATGGGCATGACGGCGGAAGCCTATCAGGAATGGGACGCCGTGATGCAGCACTCGGGTACCAGCATGGAGACCATGAAGGCGAGCATGAAGACGCTGGCCAACGCGGCCGAGAGCGGAAACGACGCCTTCGCGCTGCTGGGGATCACCGAAGAGGACCTTGCGACGCTCAATCAGCAGGAACTCTTTGAGCGGACCATCGCAGGCCTGCAGAACATGGAAGACGGGACGCAGCGCACCTATGTGGCCGGGCAGCTGCTCGGCAGAGGCGCGACGGAACTCGGCGCCCTGCTGAACACCTCGGCAGAGGACACACAGGCCATGCGCGACCGGGTGCACGAGCTCGGCGGCGTCATGTCAGACGAAGCGGTCAAGGCGGCCGCGGCATATCAGGACAGCCTGCAGGACATGCAGACGGCGTTCCAGGGACTGTCCAGAGGATTAACATCAGAATTTCTGCCCGGAATCAAGACGACGATGGACGGCCTCGCTGAGCTGTTCACCGGCAACAATGAGGCCGGGCTTGGTCTTATATCTCAGGGGATTGACAACCTGCTCGGGAGCCTGACGGAACAGCTGCCGAGATTTATGGAAATCGGACTCGGCATCGTCGAGTCGCTGGCGACGGCGCTGATTGACAACCTGCCGAAGCTGGCGGAGACGGCGATCCCGATCATCACGGAGCTTGCGAAGCACCTGATTCAGAACCTGCCGAAGATCATTGAGGCGGGCACGGAGATCCTCTTCGCGCTGATTGACGGAATCATCGACGCGCTGCCGGAACTGATCCCGGCAGTGGTGGAAGTGACGCTGACCATCGTGGAGAAACTCACGGAGCCGGACACGCTCATGAAACTCATCGACGCGGCGTTTCAGATCATCGGAGCGGTGGCGGAAGGCCTCATCAAGGCGCTGCCGACGCTGATCGAGAAGGTGCCGACGATCATGGGGAATTTGCTTCAGGCAATTCTGCAGTTCCTGCCGCAGCTGCTGGAGAGCGGCGCCAAGCTGGTCATAGAGCTGGCAAAGGGCCTGCTGCAGGGCATCGGCGACGTCGTGAAGGCCATCGGCAATGTCGTGGGAAAGATCAAGGACGCGATCATGGAGAAGGTCCAGCAGGCCAAGCAGTGGGGCGCGGATCTGATTCAGAACTTTGTCGGCGGCATCACGTCCAGAATGAGCGGCCTGATGGGAACGATCCGGAGCATCGGCCAGGGCATCAAGAACATGCTCGGATTCTCCGAGCCGAAGGAAGGCCCTCTCAGCGATTTTCATACCTACGCACCTGACATGATGCAGCTGTTTGCCAAGGGGATCCGCGACAACGAACATCTGATCAGCGATCAGATACAGAGGAGCTTCAGCCTCGGACCGACCTTCGCAGCAGCGGCGGAACCGGCCGCAGCGGGAACAAGCACGAACACCTACAACATCACGGTCAACGGCATCGAGGAACTGGAAGAGCTCCTGCAGTGGTACCAGAGCCGGCAGGTGAGAGCGAGGATGGCATAAGATGGCAAATGCAACAGTAAGATTACCGATTACACTTACAAACCAAATCAGACAAAGTGAACCGTATACTGTTTATAAAATAACGGATAATGCAGAGTATCAAATAAGCAAAAATTCCGCTGGAAATGTTTATGGAGTACTTGGTAAAATTGCAAAAATGCCACAAGCACTCAGGCACAATGTTTTGGTTGGAGTTAGCCTTAAAATTTTCATGCACAATTCTGGGTATACTTACGGAATTAGAACATATGCGTATTTTGCGGTTTCATACGATCCAGAAACTGTAAATTACAATAATCGCCCAGATGCAATATACAGTTTTGCAACTAAAAGTATTCCATCGGGAACATCGGTAACAGATATAACATACGAAGAGCCAACGGATTCCGTCGATGCTTTGAGATCGTGTCGATATAACATTTATTTTTATGTTAATACAGGAAATGATTCCGGCCCACTATTTACACGAGCGGTATTAACAGATGGTGTGACAGCGCCGTATGTTGAGATTATTTATGATGACACCGTAAAGATTACAAGCAAGATATCTTATACGAGCTCTCAGCTTTCCGGAACTGTAAATCCGGCAGAAGCAAAGACTTTGACATGGGACCTCGTAAAAGATACAAGTTCTGCAACAGGCTACTGCGCAGAAGAAAAGTGGGAACAAGTTTCCGCAGAATTCCGATACAGGATCCAGGGCGAAAGCACGTGGCAGACCATCTCCGTCACAGGTACCACAAAAGGCGTCACAATTCCGGCATACACATTTGCCACCGGAAACACTTACGAGTACCAGATCAGCGTAACAGATGAAGACGGCACAACGTCGGAGACATCGGTTTACACCTTTACCACGCCGGCAACGAAGGTGACTCCGTCAGGCTCACCGACTTCGGGCTACGTCAACCCGAGGAGCGCGAGAAGCTTCGGATGGTATTACGGAAGCTCGGCGGGGACAGTTTCGTCCGGCAACACGACACTGCACTGGCGGGTTTCCGGGGAAAGCAGCTGGAACGACGTGGCAGCGGCTCAGGGCGCGGACAGCCTGACCATTCCGGCCAATACGTTCCCAGCGGCCAGCACCATCGAATGGTATCTGAGCGGAACGGATTCGACCGGATATGCCTCACAGACATCTGTTTACAGCTTCAGCACATCGGCGGGTCGGGTGACGGCAACGCCGGTAAGCCCGATCAGTACGGTGGAGAGCAACAACGAGGAAATCACGCTCACATGGACCTATTCCAGCGCGGACGGATTCGCACCGAGCCGGTTTGTGCTGTACTGGAAGCTGATCACGGACGACAGCTGGACCGTACTGACGGATTCGGCGACGGCCGCAACCTCCTACACGGCGCCGGCCAATACCTTCACAGCGGGAGAAATTCAGTGGTACGTGCTGCCGTACAACATCGACGGCGTGGTCGGGAGCGGGGACAGCGCGTCCTTTATCGCATACGGCGCACCAGAAGCGCCGGTGGTCTCAGCGGAGGCGATACCGTATACGACGGTGTCCTGGCAGGCAACAGGCCAGGAAGCCTACGAAGTGCAGGTGGACGGGGATACATACGGACCGTATTTCGGCACAGAAAAACAGTTTGAACTGCCGGAAAAGCTGGAGGACGGACAGCACACGATCCGGGTGAGGATCATCGGAAATTACGGGCTGTGGAGCCAGTACGGAACGGCGGTTATCACCGTCGAAAACCAGCCGGGGGCGGAAATCGTCCTGACGGGCACGGCAGGAACGGACGCTGCGCTCAGCTGGACAACGGCAGCGAGCGAAACGGATTTCCTGATCTACCGGGATGACGTCCAGATCGGACACACGGCGCAGACGGCGTTCACGGACCGCCTGGCGGTCGGGGAGCACCGTTATTATATCGTGAACCGGCTTCAGAGCGGGAATTACAGCAAGAGCAATGAGCTCACGCTGGAAAGCGTGGCAGACGGAACATTTATCGCAGAGAAGGACGGCGGGGAATGGCTGGAGATCAAATACTCCAAGAAAGACACGCGGGACCCAGAATACGAAGTGTCAGCAGACGGGAGCTTCTACCACCTGGCGGGCGATGAATGGCCGTCGGGAAGCCTGAGCGGCTACAAAGAGAGCAAGGTCATCTTCTCGGCACTCTTCTTCAGAGAGCAGGAAACGGAGCGAAAACAATTCGAGAGCCTGCTGGGGAAGGCGGTTATCCTGAAGTTCCGGGACGGAACCGTATTCCAAACGGTACTGGATAACTGGAAAAAGGAAATGAAAAAACTCATCTGGACGGCCTACAGCTTTACGCTGCGGCGCATTGAGTGGGAGGACTACACCGATGATACGGAGTGAAAGCATCCGATTCAAGCTGCTGCGGGACAACGTGGAATACGGGGAACTCTTTGCGGAGGGCAGCGAGCCAACCATGAGGATGGACACCAGCGGGGAAATCAAAACCTCGCTGCAGGGATCCTTCCTTCCGAAGGCTCTGGACAGCCGCGGCAATAAGGTGGAACCGGACTGGCTGCGGGATGAGGTGAAGCCGGTGCTGATCATCGATGGAACGCAGGCGCCTCTCGGGGTGCTGATGCCGGAAAAGGTCACGCCGAGGGAAAGCAAAGGGAAACAGGTGCTGGAAATCCAGATGCTGGACCGATGCTGGAGAGTGCGGGACATGAAGGTGGAGGGCAGTATCTATCTGCCGGCGGGAACATTTTACATAGAGGCCATTGAGCAGCTGCTGACGGCGTCGGGAATCGCGACGATCATCAAGACGCCGAACACGGCGACTCTGGCGGAAGACAGGGAAGACTGGAAGACCGGAGACAGCTACCTGGGCATCGTCAACACACTGCTGCGGGAAATCAACTACAAGGAACTGTGGTTCAATGCCTCCGGAGCGGCGATCCTGGAACCGGTCAGCGTGCCGACGGCGGCGAACATCCAGCACATCTTCACAAATCAGAAGCCGGACCCGAGAAACCGGAAGGAAGTGGAAGTAATCAGGGTGTATCCGGCGATCACGCGAGAGACGGACATCTACGAGACGCCGAATGTCATCATTTGCGTGTGCAGCAACGCCGACAAAGACGCAGCCATGAAGGCGACGGCGGAAAACACGAACCCGATGAGCCCGCTGTCCATCATGCGCAGGGGCAGACGGATTGTGCAGGTCGTACAGGTGGACAACATCGCGAGCCAGGCAGAGCTGCAGGAGTACACAAACCGGCTTCTCTATGACAGCATGAGAACCGGGGAAACCATCCAGGTGGAGACCATGCTGCAGCAGGGCTTCGGCGCGGATGACGTGACGGCGCTGCGGTATGACGATGTGATGGGCGTCTGTGTGGAAAAAGCGTGGACCATGCAGCTGACGCCGGGCGGGAAAATGCAGCACACGCTCGAAAAGGTGGTGATCAACCTTGGATGAAGTGCTGAGACAGCAGGCAGACATCGGCGGACAGGCAGAATTCTATCTCGGAACCGTTGTGGCATGGAGCAATTCGACCGGCGTGCAGATCAGACTTGACGGGCAAGACAGCGCCATGACAAAACGATACAAGATGCTGCTGATGAGCCAGCCGCCTCCGAAGGTCGGGGCAAGAGTCGTCGTGATGAAGCAGTCCGGGACGTACATTGTCATGGGAGAGATCGGAAACCCAAACGCGGACGTGTTTTACAGCAGCACGCTATCAACCTTTCTGACAGCGTCGGAAGCATTCAACGCGACAGGGGGGAGCATTGTTGTCAGCGGAAGAGTGGCAGAAATCTATGTGAACGGCATATGGACAAGAACCGTAAGCAGCACAAGCGCTGAGACAACAGCGTTCACGCTGAAATCAGGGTACCGGCCTCGGATTACGACAGCAGCAAGAGCCTGGAGAAATGCAAATGCGATTCTGTATTATAGCGGAGAAATGAAATTCACAGGGGCATTCACGGAAGGTGGAGGGGCCACATTCATGGCAACATACATTATTGCGTAAGAGAGGGTGAGGAACAGATATGGTCTACAACAAGATTTATGCCCAGCTCGGGGAAGAGCGGCACATCACGCTGGACCCGGTCAATTATCAGTACGACATCAAGCAGATCCTCGTGATCCAGGGCGAGACCGTGCCGGACTACTACGAGGCGGACGTCTGCAACGTCGGCGACACGGCGACACTCACGATGGTCGGCACCGCGGCAGACGGCGTGGAGATTCCGGACAAGTTCCTGCTGGACGGGCGGAACGTGCTGGTATACATCGTGATTCCGGGGAGCGGCGGCGACGTCCAGACACGCTACGACATCACGATCCCGGTGGATGAGCGGGCCGAGCGGGAAGACATCGACCCGTCAGAGGCGGAGCAGCAGCAGATTGACAGCCTGATCAACGCGCTGAATTCCGGTGTCGGGAGAGCGGAGACGGCAGCAACGGCAGCGGAGGAATCCGCGACGGACGCCGAGGGATCCGCCGGCGAGGCGGAAGACCAGGCGGAAAACGCGGAGGCCTGGGCGGTCGGCCAGCGTGCCGGCGAGGACGTTCCGGACACGGATCCGACCTACCACAACAACTCGAAATACTACGCCGGCATGGCCGAAGCGGCAGCCGAGGAAGCCGGGCAGCACGAGGCCAGCTGGGAGACCTGGGTGCAGCGTGCGGAGAGTGCGGCAGATGACGCGGAAGGATCCGCTAGGGCCGCAGCAGGGGCGAAGGCTGACGCAGAAGCGGCAGCCCAGACGGCGACCCAGAAGGCAACCGAAGCCGGCAACAGTGCTGACGCCGCAGCCGGTTCGGCAGCGTCGGCGAGGCAGACGGTCGACGGCGCCATCGGAGCGATCAACACGGCCAAAGAAGGCGCACTGACCGCAATCGGCTCGGCCGGGTCGAACGCGGTCGGCGCGGTGGAGCAGGCGGGCACCACGCAGACCGGAAGAGTCACTTCTGAAGGCAACACCCAGGTCAACCGAGTCCAGGCAAAAGGTGATGAAGTCCTCGACTCTATCCCGCAGGATTACTCCGATTTGGTGGACGACGTCGCTGATTTGAATCGCCAATTAAGTGACGTTGATAATAGGCTTTCGACACTTGACGGCTTATCAGGAATAAATATTGAACGTGGTAATATTAGTTATGGATGGAATGCACTAACATTTAGTGATAGTACGACCAGAATGCGCACACCGGAGGACGGAGGCGTACAGGTAACAACAGGTGATAAGCTGACAATGGACACTTGGACAGGCAATACGCTTTTCCCTATTATTTATGGTGCTGATAATCATTATCACCAATATGACGATTGGTATGAAACTGATTTTGTGATTCCTCAAGATGGTGTCTTATATTTTATTGTGCGGAAAAATCCGGAAAGGGTATTAACTGACAGTGACGTTTTTAATGTACTGCTGAAAAAGCCAGATAAATTTGAAGAATTACAAAATGAACTTGATGTGCTTGATAATACTGTATCAAGCATAAATAAAAATGTTTCCGAGCTTAAAATAGGCAAGAAAGAAAATGTTTGTCCTGTATTAGTTGCGCATGCCGCATTAGAAGGGCTGTATCCTGAAAACACTGTATTAGGTGTTTTAGGAGCAAAGAAATATGGATATAAAATAGTCGAAGCGGATTTGCGAATTACTTCTGATGGCCATTTTGTCATGTGCCACGACGACACTGTTGACAGGACAACAGATGGAACAGGGAAAATATCAGAGATGACGCTTGCACAGGTCAAGGCGTGTAATATTGATGTTTGGGGATCATATGTATACGATTCTTGGACATGGAGTAATCTTAAAATTCCAACACTGGAAGAATATTTGACCGCTTGCATAGACTGTGATATTGTTCCGATGATCGAAGCAAGAGATTTTACTGAAGCGCAGCTTGATAATCTCATAGATATTATAAGACAATTCGGACTTGAAGACACCATTATTGTGGAATCATTTACAAAAGCAACAATCAATTATCTGAGATCGGTATCGAGAGTTCGCCTTGGGGCTTTGCTTTCTACGACCACAGATGATGTAGATTATTGTGCGAGCATTGGTAACTGCATTCTGGCGATTAATGCGACTAGTACAAATCCGTCATCTGCGTTTATGGAATATGCAAATAACAAAGGAGTACGTATTGCTGCTTGGACGGTTAATACACAGAATAGGATTAAAGAGCTTGCGCTTTTGGGCATATCACAGATCATAACGAATATTGCTATTGACGGGAATGACTTTTCAGAGGCGTTTCCAGTTTTCTATAAATCTATCGAAGACGTAAATAGTGATTCTCCGGATAATTGGGGATTCAGGTATTATGTCGGGAATATGCTTAGAGACTGGAATATTGATGTTACGCTACTGAAAGCGATAGTGTCGTTTGAGGCGGAAATTTATTATGACACAAATAAACCAGAGCTTCTGTTATGTAGTGATAATATTCCACTAGAGGATAAAGTTGGGGATTGGCAAACTGTAAAACAGGACTCGTTGGTTCGGATTACTTCTTCACTTCAGGCATCGGCTCAATTTTACATAAAGCTGGCCGAAAGCGGAAATGTAAGAATGAAGAATGCAACGGTTAAATTCTATAGTGTTTGACGCCATTTAAAGTAACGGAGGGCGAATAATGGAGCAACAGCTATGCCCTTTTTGCGGTGAAGTAAAATTTAGACGCATAAAGAGCGCCACCTGTGGCAATTACAAGATTGATTGGTTCATCTGTTTTGATTGCGACAAGCAGATGATTTAACGTCACTTAATGGAGGTGCTCATGGCAGTAGCGTTACTCTTCAAAAACGCACAGATGCCTAAAAGTTGCGAAGAATGCTTCCTTTGTAGCGAACATTTCTTTGGGTTCTATCGCTGCCGATATGCGAAACTGTGGGGGACCAGAAAGCGCAGGGCGGAAGATTGCCCACTTGTTGATGCGTCAGAGTTAAATCGCAACGTCACTTAAAGGCCTATTTAAATCACTAACGCCTATCTCGTGAAAATCATTTGAAATCACGAGATAGGCACAAGATAACCGCCAGCTCAGGCGGGGGATAAAAAGTATGAGACAAAAGAAGCGAAGTGCGGACGAGAGCTTCTGCCAAGAATGGCCTTCCGGTCACTCCGCGACACAGACTGCCGTAGCTCAGTCGGCGAGAGCAGTTTCTCAGGTCGGTGGTTCAAGTCCATCCGGCAGTCTGACTTTTCAAGAACCTTTCAAAACCTTACAGGAGGGATGCCGATATGCTTATGATCAGGTTCATGACTTACCTTGCACTGGTCGCAGCAGCTATCATTGTAGTTTGCGCTTTGGCCGGAGGTGGACATGACGGACATTAACCGGAAAGCTCTGTACATCGCCCAGGAATGCCTTAAGGCGGGAATGACGGTGGCGGGCGCTGCCGGCGTCCTGGCCAACGTGGCGGCGGAGAGCGCCTTCAACCCGAGGAACCTTCAGGACACCTATGAGCGGGCACTCGGATACAATGACGACAGCTACACGGATGCAGTCGACAACGGGACGTACCAGAACTTCACAAGGGACGGCGCTGGATACGGTCTGCCACAGTGGACGTCCGGAGAAAGAAAAGCGAAGATGCTGACCCACTTCAAACAGCGGGGCAAGAGCATCGGAGACTTCGAGACGCAGGTCGAGTACATGATCCTCGACATCCGGACGTATGGCAGCGGAAAAGCGTGGAAGACGTGCATCAGCAGCAACAATCCGTATGATTGCGGGTATGCGGTATGCAAGTATTATGAGATCTGTGATAAGCTGGAAGAATCGTCACAGTATCGAGGAAATCAGGCGCAGACGAAATGGCTCGGATTTATCCAGGCATCTCTCGACAGCGGCCTGACCGTGGAACCGCCGAAGGAACCGGAACCAGCCAAGGTCGACGAAGAGGGGATCCCGATTCCACAGACATGGCCGCCGAGGACGATTGATGCACACTGTTCCGGCTGGCCGGAAGTGTGGCTGCTTCAGGCGCTGCTCAAGTGCAGGGGCTACAACATCCTGAAGGATGGAATCTGGACAGAAGAACTCACAAGAGCGGTGAGGATTTTCCAGGGAGCGAGCGGCCTCGAGGCCGACGGAGTAGCGGGACCGAATACCTATGTCGCATTAGGTCTGGACAGAGCAATATTCCAAAAAGAATAAAATATTCCAAAAAGAATAAGGAGGGCAAAACATGAAACCAGAAAGAGAGCAGACTGAAAAGAAGAATGCAGAGCGGTATCTGGTAGTCACAAAGAACGCGATGCCGATGACCATTTGGGCGGAGAGCTTCGCGGATGTGCTGGATGAGCTGCAGGCGGATGACATCGTGGTCAGGGACGGCGACATCATCTCCATCACAAAGCTCGACCTTTGGGAGGATGAAGAATGAACGCACCGGACAAAGCGACAGAGATCAAAGCAGCGGTGGCGGCGATCATTGCGTTTCTGTCGGCCCTGTGGGGCTGGCTCGGCTGGCTGGTGATCATCTGGATCGCGTGCATCATCCTGGATTACATCTCCGGGAGCATGGCAGCCAAACGGGAAAAGAACTGGTCCAGCGATATCGCCAGGGAGGGACTCTGGCACAAGGCCGGGGAGATCATCGCGGTACTGGCCGCAGCATTGTGCGACATCGCGCTGAAGGTTATCATGGAGAGCACAGGAATACAACTGCCATTTGAGTTCACGGCGTTTATCACTCCGGTGGTCCTGATGTGGTACATCCTGACAGAGATCGGCAGCATCATAGAAAACTGCGGCAGGATGGGAGCACCGGTCCCGAGCTGGTTTAAGAGCAAGGTTGACGGCGCAAAAGAGGCTATCGACCACGATCAGAGCGGAGACAAAGACACAATTCCAATGATCGTAGGACAGACCGGCAAACACGAAAAACAGGAAGAATAAAAACAGCCAGGAGGGAGAAATCCTTCCGGGCTGTTTTGTTAGTAAATCCGTTAGTAATTTTGCGTGGAAAATGCCGAACAAGACAGGGAACAGAGGAACAAAAAAGAGAAACGGAGAATACAGAAAAGCCAAGCAAAATAAGGGGAAGTCGCCGATTCACAAGGAATCAGCGACTTCTCTGAATGGTGCTCCAGCGGGGACTCGAACCCCGAAAACAAAGCGCAAACTATCAGTAAATACGGGCACTCTCAAAGTCTGTTAGTAAAAATATAGTAATCAGAATCCGGGCGGCTTCGGCGGGCCGAAGAAGATCAGATCCCGGAAATACCCGTCAACCATCTGAGCGGCGTCCCGGTCTCCTTCCGGGATTGCGTCCGTGTATGTTTTCGTCCGGATGTGATCGGAGGCCCAGCCGCCGCGCTTGTTCGCGTAGACGGAAGGCACGCCGACAAGCTCCATGATGGAGGCGTTCGTATGCCGCAGACCGTGCAGGTATCCATGCTCAATGCCGGCCTGACTGCACGCCGCCGTGATGCCCTTCCAGATCCCAGACGTGGACATCCGGAAAACTCGCTCTCCCTCGTGGGGGAGCGCTTTTATTTTGTCCAGAATGTAGCGGTCACAGGGGATCACGCGCTCGCTGGTATCGTTTTTCGTTCCCTTCTCGACGAGCTTGTGTTCACGGTCATAGACGCGGGCCTTCTCGATACGGATAGAGTCAGAGCGGATGTCAATCCAGCGCAGGCCGAATATCTCAGACCGCCGCAGCGACAGCCACGCGGCCAGGAGACCGGCACACTCCACCTCGCCGCCGATCTCGGCGAGAGCGAGGATCAGGCGCCGGAGATCACCGGAACTGTACACGGGCGGCTTTTTCTGCGGCTTCTTCGACGGAAGCACGAGACCGTCGATCTCGACGCCGGTCGCGGACTGAATCAGGCTCCAGGCGTCCCAGATCGTTTTTCCGGAGTACCGTTCCTTTTCCGCGTCAATCGCGGCCTGAACACGGGAGCGGGTCAGGTCCTTGACATGCAGCTGCATGAGACCCTGCAGATTGTTCCGGGCCTTCCGTTCGTATCCGTCGATTGTGGAGGCGGAGGCGACATCCTCACGGGCCTTGATGTAATCAGCGACAAGATCCTTCACGAGCCGATTGTCCGGCTTTTTTGCCTCCAGCAGTCCGGCCTTGGCCGCCCTGGCCTTCGCGTAGTATTCGGCCTCGGTGCTGCCGGAGATCGGAACACGCTCGCCTTTGACCATCAACTGGGCAAACCAGGTGCCCGACTTGAGCCGACGGGGAGCGGGCACGCTGATCTCGGTCTTATCCTTCAGCTGCTTTTTCCCGCACCAATTACAGAACATGGAATTCTCCGGGATGTCTCTCCGGCAGAATTTACATCTCATAAGATCCTCCTGCCTCGGCTTCGGCCGGGGCTTTTTTGTTTAGTGATTTATCACTAAGCCTGGGTATCTGAGTCAGTGTGCTCGACCTCGGCCATGTATCCGGCGGTGATGATGCCGGCAGGCAGGGCGACAATGGCAATACCGAGGAAAGACGAAATCATCGTGAAGAAGCGCCCAATGGCGGTGACGGGATAGATGTCACCGTATCCCATCGTGGTCAGGGAGACGCAGGCCCAGTAAACGGCGTCGTAAAAATTCTCGAAGCTCTCCGGCTCGACATTGAGGATCACAAGGGCGCAAATCAGGATATACGCCAGGGCGAGGGTGCCGACCGTGAGAAGCGCCTCGCGGGAACGCCGGAAGACGCGGAGGATGATCTGCAGGCTGCGGGAATAGCGGGCGGCCTTCAGCACGCGCAGCACACGCAGCGCACGGAACATCCGGGCCATGCGCAGCACCTTAAAGCAGCTGTTCATAAGCGTGAAGGACGGCAGAACCGAGAGAAGGTCGATCACGGCCATGAAGGAAAACGGATAACGGACGAAGGACAAGACGGAACGGCTGCCGTATTTGTAGTCAGCCGTCATCCAGCGTGCGAGGTAGTCCAGGACGAAGACGCAGGCACAGGTTTTATCCAGGGCAGAGAGGAACGGCGTCTCATCCTTGAAAGCGAGCGGAACCAGGGAGACCACGATCAGGACAATCATGAAAGCGTCGTATCCGGAACTCACGCGGTCATCACTGCCGGATGCGGTCACAATCTCATACAGGCGTTTTCTCATGGCGGCCCCCAATTATGACGCGGAGATGACGTGAGCATCTTTCTTGTCGAAACGGCGGAGAATCGACTTGATGCCGAGCCGGGTATCTTCATCTGCATTCCGATAGCAGGAAATAATCCATTGCTCTTCAAGGTCATACTCGGGCCGACTGTTCGATCGGCCAAGAAGATAATCGATTTCAACATTGAAGTAGTCGGCAAGAGAATTCAGGTCATCAAGTTTTCGGGGCGTTCTGGCGCCGGACTCGTAGTTGCCGACGGTGCCCTTGGAAACACCGAGACGCCGGGCAAGCTCTTCCTGGGTAAGGCCGGATTCTTCACGGAGCTGCTTAAAGCGATCTGCAAAAGTAGCCATGACATTCACCTCACGTTTAGTGGT